GACGGCTTTAAATGATAATCTATTTAGGAACGGTAAAGAAGTCCATTTCAAGCCATATTTTAAAGGATTGAATTCACTAGAAGGAAAATGGAATAAGTCTGGTATAAGATACGATATTGAAAATAATTTGTTTTTATGGAATGGGTTAAAAATACCAGTGCAGTTAAATATAAATAACGATTATGAAATAAATGCTTTAAGAAATAAAATATGTTTTTGCAGAATTAAAAGAAAATTTGTACGTGGTAAATATAAATATATTCTTCAATTAGTATTAGAAGGAATTCCACCTATAAAGATTAATAAAAATACAGGTGAAATCAAGAACGATATAGGCAATGGAAAAATCGGTATAGATATTGGCACACAAACTATTGCTTATGTATCTGATTATAACACTAAGTTATTAGAATTAGCTCCTAGAGTACAGAATATAGAGGACGAAAAACGCAGGATACAAAGGTACATGGATAGAAGTAAAAGAAGTGTGAACCCTAATAATTTCAAAGAAGATGGAACTATTAAAAAGGATATTAAATTAAAATGGAATTTTTCTAATAAATATATGAAAGCTAAAAATATATTGAAAGATTTATATCGAAAGCAAGCAGATATAAGGCAATTAGATCATAATATATTAGCTAATGAAATATTAAGAAATGGTAATATCGTATATGTTGAAACTATGAATTATAAAGGGTTACAAGCTAGAAGCAAAAAGACAGAAAAGAACGATAAGGGTAAATTTAAAAAGAAAAAGAGATTTGGAAAAAGTTTAGCAAATAAAGCTCCTGCAATGTTTTTAACAATACTTCAAAACAAGTTAAAAGCAAAAGGTGGAGAATATAAAGAAATAGATACATGGAGTGTAAAAGCAAGCCAATATAATCATTTAACTGGTGAATGTACTAAAAAGAAGTTAAGCCAAAGATGGAACTATTTTAAATATAAAAACCAAGATATAAAAGTACAAAGGGATTTATATTCAGCATATTTAATTAAAAATGTGAATGATGATTTAAAAAGTATAAATGATATGCAATGTGCTAAAAATTTTGATAAGTTTTTAGAAATGCACAATAAAGAAATATTGAGACTAAAAGGACTAAGAAACAATATAAGTAGTATGGGTATATAAAATTATAATAGGTTTTGAAACGAGCCTCATGCTATCGTGAATTCTTTCATTGGAAAGATTGATAGTGAAAGCCTTAGAGAAAATAATTAGTCTTTATATCTTTTGAGATATATTGGAAGTTATTTAGTATCTAAGAACCCCTTGCCTTTAGGCTTGGGAGTTTCAGATGCAACCGCCTTGTACCTCTTAAATATGCACACTGTACCCCGTTGATTTACAATATAATTGAAGGTATTACATATATAAGGAGGTAATTACATGGCAGATGTAAACAAAGATTTGGTAAAGATAGATTACCTTCAAGGCATGAGCTACAAGGGTTTAGGAAAAAAACATAATGTTAAAGTAAACACTATTAAAGCATGGGTAAAAAGGTATGGATGGGCTAAAGACAAAGCTAAAGTGGGAAAAGAAATTGAAAGCAAGAGTACAAATGTACCCATAGAAAATAAAAAAGAGTGTACACAGGGTACAAATAAAAATAACAGGGGTACAGGCAAGGCAAAAGGAAAGTCAGGGGACAAAAAAAGAGTACATAAAAAAGATATTGAATTAGAAGACTATGAACCTATTCCATATATTGAAAATAAAGAGTTAAACGATAGGCAAAAATTATTTTGCGTGTATTATATAAAATGTTTTAATGCAACAAAGGCATACCAGAAAGCCTATGGATGCGATTATATGTCAGCGACAGCCAACGGACCAAGACTGATAGGCAATGATAGAATTAGAGCGGAAATAGACCGTTTAAAGGCAGATAAATTCAAGGGGGCTATGTTATCTATACAAGACCTATTACAAAAGTATATAGACATAGCATTGAGCGATATGAACGATTATATGCAGTATGGTCATAAGAAGATTCCAGTAATAGATAAAGAAACAGGGGAGCAGAAACTTGATGTAGAGGGTAATCCTCAATACTGGATAAATAACTATGTAATCCTAAATGATTCTTCAAAGGTTGACGGAACACTTGTGACAGAAGTAAGCGAGGGCAAAGATGGCATTAAATTAAAGCTTATGGATAAAAAGTTTGCATTAGAATTTTTAGCTAAATATCAAGGGTTACTGGATAAACCTACGCAAGCCAAATTGGATATTGAACGTAGAAAGATGGAGCTTGCAGAGAAACAGGCTGATACCTTAGATGATGATATTGAATATGCCGTAGAAGGTGGAATAGATGAAGATAAAAAAGAAAATTAGACTGCAACGGCCCTATGTAAATGAAAAGTATAGATTTATGTTTAAACCTGGGTACATACCCAAGAAATATAATATATTCTACGGGGGTACAGGCTCCAGTAAGTCGTTTAGCATAATTGAATTACTCACAGAAATGTGTATACGGTATAAAACTTTTGATATTTTAGTTGTTCGTAAATTTGGAACAACATTACACGATACCGTTGAAATACCTGTTATTAATATGATGACTAAGGAATTTAGAAACAAATTAAGCAATAACGGTTTAAAAGAAGGCAGAGACTATACCTATAATCGTACTTTAAAGCATATAAGATTTGCTACAGGTTCAATTATAAGGTTCAAAGGAATGGACAACGCAGAAAAAATCAAAGGTATTGATAATGTAAATGTATTGTGGCTTAACAACATAGGTCACGTTAAACCCTCTTAATTCGGTGAAAGTCCTAACGTAAAGTCGAGGATAATACCGAGCAATATTTATATATTTTTTAATTGTAGTGTATATATCATAGCCATTCTGTCAATAATTATAATGAGGTGGTAAAATGGAAATTTGGAAAGACATTAAAGGCTATGAAGGATTTTATCAAGTCAGCACATACGGCAGAGTTAAAAGCTTAGACAGGCTAATTATATTGAAAGATAGAGCTGGGAATCCAAGACCCGCTAAATATAAATCTAAGATTTTAAAAGAAAATTTAGAAATAAAAAACAAAAGTAATATGTTACCTAGAAAATATGTTGTGTTAAGCAAATTGTGTAAGAAAAGAAGATCTTATATTCATAGACTAGTTGCTAATACTTTTATAAAAAACCTTAAAAATTTGCCAGAAGTAAATCACAAAGATGGCAATCCGCTTAACAATAATATTGGCAATTTAGAATGGGTAACTAAAAAATATAACATTGACCACGCGTTTAAAAACAAACTAATAAAAACTCAAAAGCCAGTTTATAAACTTGATAAAGATACCTTGAAAATATTAGAACAATATCCAAGTGCGGCAGAGGCTTCTAGACAAATGGGATTTAGTGCTGCTAAAGTATCTCAAGCGATTAATAGAAAAGGCACTTGTGGAGGATATAGATGGAAATATATAAATAGCAATGTGTAACGACTATCGAAACCACGTAGAAATGCGGAAGGGAGTAGAGTACAGCCAAGCGGTTGGAAACAGAGGGCATTGTAATTACAATGAAGAGCTAGTCTGCTCTATATAGAAATATATAGAAGGATAGGAGCAGCGAACCTATTCACAACATAAAGGAGAAGAAGCTACAGACTTCACACAAGAAGATTTAGAGGACATACAGGATAGGCTAAGAAGTACACCGCCAAGTAATCATCCATGGGGCAAAGAACTTAAAATATTTTTGTCATTCAACCCTATTTTTAAAACTCATTGGATTAGGACTTATTTTTTTAAAAATGAAATAGATATGTCACAAGATATATGGATGGATACTATTTTAGAACCTAGTAATACATTTGCTTTAAAGACAACTTGGAGAGACAATAAATACTACAATGGACAATATAAAGACGAAAAACTTAGAAATAAGATGAAGCTCCGCAACCCTAGGAAGTATGGCGTACAGTGTAATGGAAACTGGGGAGTACTTGGAGAACTTATATACGAAAATTGGGAAGTAACAGACTGTAGCAAAGATCTATATTATTATGATGATATTTCCTATGGACTGGATTTTGGATGGGAACATCATACAGCTTTTCATCAGATAGGCATTAAGGATGATGATTTATACATCTTAAAAGAACTATATAAGCCTAAACTTACAGCCATAGACATTGCAAATGAACTAAAAAAGATGTTTCCTTGGGTAAAAGAAGAAATTGAGAAGTTAAAAAAGTATATAGATGAAAGCTCAAATATATCAAAAAATATGCAACTATTTTATGCAGTTAAGGAAAAGTACGCAAAAGTATGCAACCTAGACATATTTCAGAGAGAAAAAGTATATGAGCGGGATATAAACTGGGAATACATAACAAGGGAAATACAAAAATCTATAAATCCCCCTTATAATGACATAAGAATATATGCAGACAA